CAACATCTTCTTCCCCTTCTTTATCAATACTACCCCAATTTTCTCCGCATTCATAGTCTACTTTGTTAGGAATTTCAAGGAGAACTGCTTCCTCCATTATCTTTTTGACCTTCTCAGCTTGTTTATCATCTGTAATTGAAACATTTAATTCATCATGAACTTGCACCATAGGAAGGATTCCTTCTTTATATAAATTTACCATAGCTTTCTTAGTCATGTCAGCAGCACTTCCCTGAATTAGTCTATTTAAAGCTTTATAGGTAAAAGCTCTTCTGATATTGCCTGATCCATTTTCATTGGCCGCTTCTTCCCAGGTATCATACCATTTTCTACTGTTCCAGTCTTTTGGTTCCCATTTATCAAATCTACACAGTCTTCCTCCTATGGTACGAATACGTCCTGCTGTTTGAGCTCTACTCATAGTTTGTTTCATTAATTGTTTTACAAAAGGAACTTTGACATGATATTTGTTTATTAATTCTTTAGCTTCTTCTTCATCATTAATTCCTAATTGATCTTGTAGTTTTGCTACACCCATACCATAAAATAAACCAAGGTTAATAGTTTTAGCTTGTTTTCTATCTATGCCCGCGATATCGGCTACTATTTGATGAAAATCGGTAGAAGGATCTTCGGTAAATGCTTTCGCCATTCCATCTACACCAATAATTCCAGGGGTTCGTAAAGCAAAATGAACCACAAGACGTGGTTCTTGTTGTGAATAATCAAAACAACCCCACTTCTCTTTATCAGAGTTAGGAGAAAATATAGAACGTATTCCAGTTCCAAATTCATTATAGTTAGGAAGTTGTTGAAGATTGGGATGAGAGTAACTTAATCTCCCTGTGAGTGTACCTCCTTGATCTCCCCTTAATTGATTAATGTCCGCGTGGATTCTTCCTTTCACAACATAATTCTTAAGAGTTTCTATAAAAGTATTTCTTAATTTATCCATTTGTCGAGCAGTGGCAATGTTTCTAATAAGTCTATGTTTATGAGTGGATAAATAATTTTTGGTAAAAGAAGGAGCACCTGTTTTTGCAGTTCTTGCCATATCTTTAACACCTAATTTTTCACATACTTGAGCAATGCTACGAGCCGCCCACACCTCAGGGAAGATTCCTGTCCCTTTTTTAACAGACTTTAAACAATCATCATAAGTTTGTTTATATTTCTGTTCTATAACCGCGACTTGATCTTCATTAATTCGTACGCCTTTCCATTTCATTTCTACCACGCAGGGTAAAACATCGGTTTCTAATTCAACAATTGAATGTAAGTTTTGTGATGCAATTTCTTTTTTAAGTTCTTGCCATACCGCTAATGTAATCTCAGCATCTCTTTCAGCATATTCTCCAACGAACATCGAAGGAAGCTTGTACATTTCAGCTTTTGGATCTATACCCCACTCCCTAGCTGCTGATTGAAGAGCCGCTTCATTTTTTCCAATACCTGTATATTCTTTGGCAACGGAATTTAAATCATATTTAAATTTATTTTCATTGACGAGTGAAGCCATGATCATAGTATCTATAATAGTTCCGTGGACCGTGAGCCCTAATCTTTTAATCCAGCACACATCATATACGGCGTTGTGAAATATTTTTTTAGCAGGAGTCTTGAGGATGTCTTTAAACCATTTTAAAACACGTTTACGATCCATGTTCCCTCCGCCTTCATGGGCGATAGGATAATAACCACACCAGTCCCTAACCGCGACTGCTATGCCTACTACATCTCCTCCTCCACGTGTGGAACAGGAGCCTTTTTTAATCAAGTCTGGATCTTTGGTTTCTAAGTCAATAGCTATTTCATCATAGCTAGATAAATCTGGAAAACTGCTTGGTTCACACCACTCTGTTTTTGCACTAAACAATGGCGCTTGCATTAAGAATAATCTCTTTCAATAATCATATCGATAAAATGTTTTGCCTTTAGTAAGTCTTCCTTTCCTCCTTTATAAGGGTGTCTACAGATATATTTAATAACATTTCCTTCAGGAAAAAGCAATTTGTTCTCAATTACAAACTTGCTCGGTTGGATCTTCATCTTTCGATAGTGCGTGCCTCCGATTTGTTTATTATATGTACTCATGTTCTCCTATTATTGTCAGGGTTTTCAATCTCATCCCAGTCGGGTCTCCATCTTCTGTGAAAAGAATCTTCGCTCATAAATCTCCAAAGGGAAAATAATTTTCCGTTTTAGTAGCCTTCGGTGGTTCGTATAAATAAAGTTCATGTTTTGCCCTGGTAATAGCTACGTAGGCTACTCTAAGTTCTTCATCAATTTGTTGCGGCGTCCCGGCTAAATAATTCTTCCACGAAGGCCATGTCCAAACAGTATTCATTACGACGATATCTCTCTCCATTCCTTTGATGCCATGAATCGTGGAGATCAGGATATCAGTTTTAGTAAAGGTAGGGTCCAAGTCATAAGCCATTTTTAAATAATTATTATAATCATCAGGGCTGTCATAAAGGGCATTAGGTTTTTTATGAGTCTTAACTCGATCACTTGTAAATTTACAGATATCAAACCAATCTTTCTGAATGTTTGCTAAGACATGATATTTTTTCTGAAGTTCTTGGAAATTAAATTTGTTATCTGGGTTTTTAAAAGCCTCAGGACAAAGATTCGTATCGATCAAAGCTCCTTTTTTTCCACGGGTAATTAAATTTTCTTTGAAATGTGATATTAAATTTTGAACAGCTTTTCCTTCTAACCCTCCTCCTTGTTGTAATAGACGCCAATCCTGAATAGTTTTAAGTACTTTCTCACTCACGCTTGATACAAATCTTTTACCATGCATATCACTTCCTTTTTGTTTCCACACTAAACCTCTTTCTTTTAGATAACGAACAAAAGGATGCCACTTCTTTGCACTACGGGCGCACATAATCATATTGGCCCCTACTTTGATTTTACTTTCTATTTCATCAATCGAAGTAATGACATCTAAAACTCCTTCTTCTTTTTCTTTTTTAGGGCTACATACGTAATCATTTCCTAAACGAGTTTCAATATTCTTAACCACTCGACGTGCTAGAGTATAAATTTTTTTAGGTAAGCGATGAGTGTGAGGAAGAATTATTTTTTGTCGACATGACCATTTTTGAAAATATCTAATATCACATCCCTTCCAATGATAAATAGCTTGATCATCGTCCCCAGCCATGTAAAACTCTTCCGACTTTTTTGAAAGTTTAGCTATTACTTTCCATTCCAGGCGTGATAAATCTTGACACTCATCCACCATTAAAATTTTATATGAAGGGAAAATAATATCTGGATGAAGGGCTTTGTGAAGCATGTCTTCAAAGTCAATCAGACCATATTGTTCCTTAAATTTAGTATATAAGTGATAGTAATTTCTAATTTCATGCTCACGTATTTTATCAAAACCATGGGTTTGATTTAAATTATAATAATGAATTAAACCTTTAAGATCGTTGCTCATGTTGTGTCGAGCTAAGCCGATGAGTTGTAAAATTAAACCTAATTTTTTATCCTCTTCTTCCGTCCACACTGCAAATTCTTGTTTGTCTTCTGTATCGTCCAGGCTGGTATCTATCTTTGTCCAATTTTGTGGATCGATTTTAATTTTTTTCTTGAATTCTCTTTTATGACTTGAAGTAAAAACATCCCAATCTTTAAGTTTATCCATGCAATAAGAATGAATAGTTTTAATACTTTCTTGTTGAGCTTCTGAGAAATTTAATTCATCTCTACATCGTTCTCGTAAATGAAAAACAGTCGCTCGTGCAAAAGCTACCATTGCAACTTGGTCATGTTTTAAACCGTTTCTAAATTGATTCTTTAAGATCTCTAACAATTTTGTAGTTTTCCCACAACCCGGCCCTCCAATAATTTTAATTCTCTCCCTATAAAATTTATCCATTAGTAAGGACTTTCTTCTTCACCAGCAGTGAAATCCACATCATCTGGTTCTATGGCTTCTTTTTTAATAATTTCGGCATCAGCTACATACACCCATTTCTTAATGTTTTCATCCACATGAAATTTTTCTCGTGAGAGTCCATCCATTTTCTTTAACATTTGATGCGTAAGGTCTTTAGTAATTTCCCAATCATTGGTTTTAAGAAATTTATAAAAAGGATCAAAGGTGAATTTAACTTTACCTTCTTCTCCGTGATACGGTCTCCCAAATAAAATTTGTTTTTTATTATTAGTTTTCCTGAGATTAAAACAAAAAGTTTGTATTAGAGCTTTGAGTTGAGTAATAGGTTGACTTTCTTCAGGGGCATCAATAGGGGTAGCTTTCACTTGTAAAAGCCTGATCTGTTCATCCCAATTCTTTGTTCGAGGGGGCGTGGTTCCTGTTTGTTCGGTTGCCGATTCTCTAGCTAGATCTTGTCGGACTAATTCCTTAGAATATAATCTAACTTCATCTCCATTAAAACCTAGATACCAAATCTTAGGAGTAGATTTTACATAAGATAAAGGACCCAAAATTAATTGGCCGCTTGTTTTGGAATTTCCTATCCCAAACTTTCTTAAAATACATTTTTCAGAATCACAATTTTTCTTTAACCAAGGTTTATCACAGCGATATTGATAATCTTTTTTCTCTCTAGATTGAATAACACTAGTAACTTGTGTGTAAGGAAGACCAGGTCTATCTGGTGTATCTCCTTTAAAAAATTTTTTATTATAATCTCCTACTTTATTTTGCCAATTGTCCGGATATCTCATTTTAATATATCGTGTCATATCTAAAAGAGTTTCATTTCTGTCTCCTTTATCTACTCCAAAAGTAGCGACCGCTTGAAAACAAGGAGGGCCATCCTTAAACCAATCACCACTTTCACCTTCGTCGATGTTGGATTTTAATTTTTTTAATTGAGCAGGAGTGATTTTACTTTTTTCGTAAACTTTAAAAAATTCTTCAAGAGATGCTTTTGTTCCGTCTTCTTTAATCATATATCTTTCTGTGTTTGCAGCATTATGATATGGAAGATTAATCCAACTCCCGGCGGATCCTTTCTCTAGATTTAAATATTTTTGAACTGGAAAAATTTTATCAGGTTTTTCTACTCCAAAAATATTTTTAATAGAATGTAGTTTTTCTCTCATTAACATTGCAGCCACATATTCTGTGGTAAAAACATAAAGATGAATTCCACCACTTTTAGATCTAAAAGGAATGCACGGAACGTTTAAACTTTTTAATTTTTTAAATAACTCTGGAAAAGATGGTTGATAGTTATCAAGGTCAATAGCTCCCCACTGACATTTACTTTGGTTATTGATAGGACATAGACCTAAACTATCGGCCTCTATGATTCTTCCTTTCTGTGTTTTAACTTTAAATTTTTTACCTTCAAGATGTGATTGCCACATCTCTAAAGTATGAGGATAATTTGAGGTAAAAGAATCACCAGATTTTTTACCATTACCGGAGTCATAGTTTGCTATATGATAACCGAATCTTTCTTCTAAGCCCGCAAATATATTTCGAAATCGTTCTGTATCCATA